TAAATAAATATTTACCAGGGTGCCATTTTTTATCTTTACCTATATATTTGCCTGATACGCCTGTTAGGATATCCCAATTAGTAACAGCAGGATAATAACTAAAAGAATTCCAGAGCTGAAGCTCATCAAGTCTACGCCTAGGAACGTCCTCAACTTTAAATCCACGTTGAATAAACGCTGAAATAGGTAATCTATAAAAGATTGCACCATTTTCCATAATAGCATGAAATAATGTACTGCGACCTGTAATAGAGCTAATACCAAAGATAATGCAATCTTCAACTTCTCCATGATGTTTTTTAAGATCATATAAATACTCCCTTCTTATTTGTGCGTATTCTACCGGTATGTTTGCATTTAAATAAGCCATAACTACTCCTTATCATATATATCTCCCCAAGTCTTTCCTTTTTCATAATCAACTTTGTTTGGGACTTCCAGATTAACAGCACTCTCCATTATTTCAATTATCTTTTTTGCGTGCGACTCTGACTCTACAGAAAGATCTAATTCATCGTGTATTTGTATGTGTGCAAGAATTCCTTCTTTATATAATTCTAACATAGCTTTTTTAGTCATGTCAGCTGCACTACCTTGAATTAATTTATTTAAAGCTTTGTATGTAAACGCTCTTCTAATCCCTGGTCCATGTTCCCTGAGAGCATCTTCATGAGACATGGCTTTATGCATACCAAACTGGTTTGGTTCCCACAAATGAAAACGGCATAAACGACCTAGAAGAGTACGGATTTGTCCACGCTCTTGAGCTCGATTAGAGGCCGAATTCATTAGTTGTTTAACAAAGGGTACCTTCGCATGGTATTGGTCAAACAATTCTGCTGCTTTATCTTTCGATACGCCTAACTCTGCTTGTAATTTTGCTTTACCCATTCCATAGAATAAACCAAGATTAATTACTTTAGCTTGAGATCTTGGTATCTTTGCAAGATCAGCTACGGTTTGGTGAAAGTCTGTAGATGAATCTGTTTCATATGCATCAACAACATCAAACACTGAAGGAAATTTATGTAAGGCTGCATAATGCACAACCAGTCTTGGTTCCTGCTGTGAGTAGTCAAAACATCCCCAAGTGCATTTATCTTCTGGTAAAAATAATGAACGAATCATAGGTCCTAGATCCTTGTTCCTTGCTGGTAGTTGCTGTAAGTTTGGATTATTATAACTAAATCTTCCAGTGACGGTGCCACCTTGATCTGATCTTATTTGATTAATTTCTGCATGAATACGACCTTTATGTTCGTATTTAATTATGGTATCAATAAAAGTGGTATGAGCTTTATTTATTTCTCTAGCTTGTGCTATCATTTTAACTACAGGATTAGAATGTTCTTGTAAAAAATTTTTAGTAAAGGAAGGTGCATTTGTTTTTTCAGTTCTTTCGTAAGGTAAACCAAGTTTATCAAAAACTTTGGCAATTGATCTTGCAGCCCATATTTGAGGTTCTATTGTACTTTCTTTTTTTATGTTTAGCAGTAACTGCTGTTCTTGTGATAGGAGTTGCTTTTTTAATTCATGAGCTTTTTTCACGTCAACTTTCACACCAAGAAATCTCATGTCTACCAGACAAGGAAATAGATCTGTCTCGAGATTAAATACAGACTCAATATCTTGATAAATAATTTCTTTTTTAAAAATTTGCCAAAGTTCTAAAGTTAATTCTGCATCTTTCTCTGCATAAGATCCAACTTCCATAGCTGGTAATTGCCAAAGATCTGCTTTAGGATCTAAACCCCTAGATTTTGCAGCTTCATTTAAGGCAGCTTCTGATTTACCAAAGCCTAAATAATCCCAAGATAAAGTATTTAAATCATATTTAAATCTATTTTCGTCTATTAATGATGCAGCTATCATTGTATCAACAATCATACCATTTATTTTTATTCCCATGCTTTTAATCCAACACACATCATACATAGCGTTGTGAAAAATTTTTACAGAAGGTGAGGCCATAACATCTTTAAACCATTCTAAAACTTTTTTGCGATCCATGTTTGGCCCTGATCCGTGAGCAATAGGGAAATAAAATTTTCTACCTGGTACAGCAACAGCAATACCAACAACTTCTCCATTACCAATCACAGAACCACTACCTCTGGTTTTTAAATCAGGATCTCTTGTCTCTAAGTCTACAGCAATTTCTTCGTAAGATCTTAAATCTGGATACTCTTCAGGTTCAATCCACTCGGTTTGTGCCTCGAATCTAGGAATTATCATTTTTTAGAATCCTGAATCTTTTTTATTTCTAACTCGCAGTAATGAATTATTTTTTTTAAATCTTGAACACCATCTTTCATTAAATATCTAACGACATATTTTATAACAACTCCTTGAAAAAAAGAGAGATCGTTTTTAGATATAAATTCATAAGGTTGAATTACATAATTTTTATAATGCTTTGGACCTTTTTCTTGTGGAAATGCTTCTTTAAAAATATCTTTATTTGTCATAAGTTATAACCATGCCTTTCTATTTTAGCTCTCATTAAGTATAAATTATTCTTACTTCTTGTGATCCCGACGTACCACACTCTATGTTCTTCATCTCTTTTTCTTATACTTTTTAACACAGCTTCTCTAATTTTCCTAGCGTTATCTAAAACTAGTATAACGTTTTCACATTCTCCACCCTTTGCAGCATGAATGGTTGATACTTTAATTCTTGGATATTCATTTAAATTTTCTTTATTAGATAATAAAAGTCTAAT